CCGCCACAGGCGGCGTTGGTATCTCAAAGGTGCCGATAATACTCCTTATGAGAAAATCGGCGATGAAGTGCGGTCGCTGGCGGATGAGGTACCGTTTGAAATCCCCGATTCGTGGGAGTGGGTGCGGCTCATTGATGTCTGTGAGTACATCCAGCGTGGAAAGTCACCGAAGTATTCTCCAATCAAAAAGTACCCCGTTGTCGCCCAAAAGTGCAATCAATGGAGCGGTTTTTCGATTGAAAAGGCACAGTTTATTGAGCCGAATTCTCTGTCCTCCTATGGGCCTGAGCGTCTTTTGCAGGACAACGACCTAATGTGGAACTCTACTGGCCTTGGCACACTTGGACGAATGGCTATTTACAAAACCGCAGCTAATCCGTATGAGCTGGCTGTTGCTGATAGCCATGTCACCGTTATACGCCCTCTGAAACAGTTTGTTCTCCCGGAATACTTGTACTACTACTTTGCCAATCCAAGCGTACAAAGCGTTATAGAAGATCAGGCAGACGGTACTACGAAGCAGAAGGAACTTGCCACAGCGACCATCAAAGCGTATCTAACACCAATTCCTCCCCTTGATGAGCAACGCCGTATTTTGGCGAAACTGTCGGAAGTCCTACCAGTAGTGAAGAACTATGGCGTAGTATACGATGAAACCACAGCAATGCAGGAAGCCTTCCCTGAGTCCCTCAAGAAGTCGATTTTACAAGAGGCAGTCCAGGGCAAGCTGGTACCGCAAGACCCATCCGACGAGCCTGCAGAGGCTCTGCTGGAGCGTATCCGGGTGGAGAAGCAGCGGCTCATCAAAGAGGGCAAAATCAAAAAGGACAAGCACGAATCCGTCATTTTCAGACGGGATAATTCTCATTATGAAAAGCGTGGCTCAGAAGAGGTCTGCATCGACGATGAGATCCCGTTTGAAATCCCCGAAAACTGGGTTTGGTGCCGTTTGGGTTCAATTTTGGAGAAACTAACGGATGGTGCTCACAGTACACCCAAATACACTGATAGCGGAGTACCATTTATCTCTGTTAAGGATGTAAGTTCTGGTGTTCTTTCATTTGATAGTGCCAAGCACATATCAGAAAGTGAGCATCGTGAGCTGTATAAACGGTGCGACCCCAAACGTGGTGATATTCTACTCACCAAGGTTGGAACAACCGGTATTCCTGTGATTGTCGATACAGATGAAGAATTCAGCCTGTTTGTGAGCGTAGCGCAGTTGAGGTTCTTACATTCGCTGCTTGACAAGAATTATCTGCTGCTCCTAATTCAGTCCCCGTTGGTACAACAGCAATGTACTGAGCACACCAGAGGCGTTGGTAATAAGAATTGGGTTATGAGGGATATTGCAAACACTCTCGTTGCTATACCTCCACTTGCAGAGCAGAAGAGAATTGTTGCGTTTTACACTTCCATTACGCCATTGATTCAATCCGTCGGCACTGTCTAATTCTCATTATGAGAAGTTAGACAGTGTGGAGCGCTGTATCGACGATGAACTGCCCTTTGAAATACCGGGATCGTGGGCTTGGGCATACTTTGGAAACATTTCGTTTGTAACGAAACTCGCAGGATTTGAGTACACAAAATATATAGCCCCTGCGCTGACGAACCACGGCATCCCGCTTTTTAAGGGGAAAAACATCCAAAACGGAAAACTCATAGAGCACTTTGAGGGGTTTATACCGGAAACCGTATCAAATGAATTATGGCGTAGCCAGCTTTCAAAACGCTGTTTGCTTACTCCTTATGTTGGAAGCATCGGCAATGTTGCGGTTTTTCCGGGCACTTACAAAGCACATCTCGGCTCAAATGTTGGGAAAATAGAACCTTACTCAGACAACGGAGTTTTGATTGAGTACATTTTATATTTTCTGCGCAGCGCAGCTGGATATGAGCAGTTGACGAAACACAAAAAAGCAACTGCCCAGGAAAGTATTTCTATCGAGGCTATTAGGAATGTGCTAATGCCTATCCCACCCCTAAACGAACAGGAACGCATTGTTAGCGCCATCGATACGGCACTCAACATAGTGCAGAAATTGTAAAACAACCAGGCATACACCAAAGCAGCGCGTATGCCTGGTTCCTTTTTTACCAGTCTATGACCTCATCGACAATGGCTCGTTGTTCGGTCGAGGTTTTGCGGAGGTATATGCGGGTGGTTTCAATACTTTCATGCCCCATAAGGTCGGCGAGGAATGCGATGTCGTTGCAGCGCTCCAAGAAGCTCTTTGCAAAGCGGTGACGGAAGGAATGCGGGTAAATGACCACTGGGTCAATGCCATATCGTACTGCCAGCTTTTTTAGCTGTCCTGAGATGCCTCTGGTGGTGATTCTGTCCCCGTATTTGTTCAAAAAAATGAAGCCGCTTTCTTGGTGCTTATCGTTCAGCCAAGAAAGGGCTTCATTTTGCAGAGCCTTGGGTATGTATATTCGTCGGAGTTTACCTCCCTTCGAATATAAGTCCAAATGCCCCAGCTTGATGTGTTCCACCTTAATCTGTATGAGCTCACTGACTCGTGCGCCGGTTGCAGCCAGGAAGCGTATTACAAAGTACCAGAACAGCTCGTCATCCCGCTTGAGGCAGTTTTTGAAATACTCATAATCTGCTTCGCTGATGACATTTTCCAGAAAGGCTTTCTGCTGCACTCGTACAAACGGCATTTTCCAGCTTTCTTTGCCGATGCTCTCCAAGTAGCAGTTGATTGCCCTCAGACGCAGATTGACGGTCTTTGGCTTGTAGTTCTCGATCAACCACACCTTATACGCTCGCAGGGTCTTTTTCGTGATACCACCGTACTGCGAGCTGTATTGCCGAAGGGCAAAAAGGTACGAGGATATCGTGTTTTCCGAGAGGTTTGTGCCTCTCAAGTGTCTTTCGAATTCTTCTATCATAGTGAAAGACCTCCTTTCACTATGATATTATACCGTGTTCTTTTTACAGTCCCTTGACCAACGGGAACAACTCTTCAATACGCTGGACAATGCGGCGCTGTTCGTTGAGTGGAGGAAGTGGAAAGAGCGCATTTGACACTTTATCGCTGTTCAAGTTTTTTACCACAGCACCACTAACGCTATCGCAGAACTGGTAGTATGCAAACGGCGATGAAAGAATGTAGTAAAGGAAATCCACAGAGTAACAATCAAATCTATTCGACAATACGAGCCACCCGTCGTGGATACAGCCATCAGTCTTGAGAATATAGGGGCGTCCGAAGCTCATTGAATTTGTGAGTAAAAAATCGCCACTATGGACCATGCGACTTTTTGTAACCCCTTCCGGGCGGATTTTTTCCTTCGTTTTGTAAATGTACTTTCCGCCTTTGTCCGTATCACCGATTTTGATCCAGTTTATCCCGTCTGGATCGGTCGTAAGATATTGCTGAATAGGCCGAGGCGAACCTCCTCGTGCTATTTCCAAAACAGACCCGAGACGCACCCACTCCCACGATCCCGGTATTTCAAAGGGCAGTTCATCGTCGATACAGCGCTCCACACTGTCCAACTTCTCATAATGAGAATTATCCCGTCTGAAAATGACGGATTCGTGCTTGTCCTTTTTGATTTTGCCCTCTTTGATGAGCCGCTGCTTCTCCACCCGGATACGCTCCAGCAGAGCCTCTGCAGGCTCGTCAGACGGGTCTTGTGGTACCAGCTTACCCTGGACTGCCTCTTGCAGTATCGACTTTTTAAGGCGTTCTGGAAAGGCGGTGTTTAGGATGTCCAGCGTTGATTCAACATCGGCATAAGCGTCGGTGTACGGCTGTAGTGTAACGATGGCATCTACAATTCTATATTGCTCTGCCAAAGGAGGAAGCGGAAATAAAAGTGAGTGAATGGCATTTGAGGACAAGCCCTGAATTCCTATTCCTTTTCCGCCAATCCAGCCAGCGTGTTTATATAGGTCAAACAGATAATAGAAAAAACGAGTGCAAATCGGCACATACGCTCTCAGTCTGTGAATGTGGTTTTGAATGCACATAGGATAATCAAAAGGCCAAATTGCAGCTCTGCCTATGTCACCACCCTCGCATACTAAGAGGTCTCCCTTGATGACCGTACACTTTTCAACCTCACTCTCGGAAAAATGCATTTCCTTCAAATTGTTGAGTTCGAAGCGATCCCAGTACAGATTGGATGTTGTGATGTATTGTTTCAACTGACCGGTGCGATTTGCGGCATTTAGGGCTTTGCCTGTGTTGTGCTGAAACAACTCTCCCAGCCGCACCCATTCCCACGAATCGGGGATGTCAAACGGCACCTCATCCGCCAGCGACCGCACTTCATCGCCGATTTTCTCATAAGGAGTATTATCGGCACCTTTGAAAATGACGGAGGGGTTCTTTTCACGCTTGATTTTCTTTTCTTTGATGAGCCGCTCCTTCTCCGCACGGATGCGTTCCAGCAGAACGCTGGCGGGCTCGTCATTCGGGTCCTGCGGCACGAGCTTGCCTTGAACAGCCATCTGGAGAATTGAGTTTTTCAGTTGCTGCGCAGTCATTCGTCGCCCTCCTCCGTAATGTCGATGCCAAGGATGTCGGTGATCTGGGCAAGGATGCGGTCGATGTCAGCGTTCAAGCTGGCCCGCTTTTCCTGGTACTGCTGAATCAGTTCTTTTGGCGGCAGGATCTCCTCCTCTTCGTGAGGATAGCCGCAAAGGTCAATGTTATAGCTCCGTGCTTTCAGTTCCTCGACGGTGTACTTCTTCGCCTTGTCGAAGCCGTCGATAGTGATCTCCTCACGGTTGTCCCACCACTCAACAGTCGGGGCGAAGTGCTCCAGCTTCATGGGCTTCGTTTTGGAGAAGTTCTTGTATCCCTCCGGCATATCCAGACGATAGAACCAGGTCTCCGTCGTGGGATGCGTCCGGTCGAAGAAAAGGATGTTTGTTGTGATAGAGGTGTACGGCGCAAACACGCTGTGCGGCATACGGATGACCGTATGGAGATTGAACTCGGACAGCAGCTTTTCCTTGATCGCCATTTTTGCGTTATCCGTGCCGAACAGGAAGCCGTCCGGCAGAATAATGGCACACCGGCCGTTCTGCTTCAGCCGATACATGATGACAGACATAAAGAGGTCTGCGGTTTCGCTGCTACGAAGGTCAGCCGGGAAATTCTGTTTCACGCCCTCTTTTTCGTTGCCGCCATAAGGAGGATTCATCAGAATGACATCGAAGCGGTCGCTCTCCTTGTACTCACGCACATTCTTTTCCAAACTGTTGCCGTGGATGATGCGAGGATTGTCGATGTCGTGGAGCAGCATATTTGTGGCGCACAGAAGGAATGGCAGCGCCTTCTTTTCGATACCGTAGATGGAGTTGCTGTAAACCGTTCTGTCCTCGACAGTCTGCACCTGGGCGTCCAGCACCTTCAGCGCAGAGGTAAGGAAGCCGCCTGTACCGCATGCGAAGTCCGCAATGGACTCGCCGAGCTTCGGCTTGATCATCTGCACCATGAAGTCCGTGACCGCACGGGGCGTATAGAATTCACCGGAGTTACCGGCGCTCTGCAAACTGCGGAGAATCGTTTCGTAGATCTCGCCGAAGGCGTGACGGTCCTCGTACTCTTCAAAGTCGATCTCGTCAATGACATTGATAACCTGGCGGAGCAGGATGCCGTCCTTCATGTAGTTATTGTTGTCCTCGAAGGCGGTGCGGACGATGATCTGGCTCATGGGTGTATTCTCATCGATTGCGATGGCCTTGAGGGTCGGGAACAGCTTTCCGTTCACGAAGTCCAGAAGCGCATCGCCGGTGAGAGCCTTGCCATCCTTGTGGTCTACGGCCCAATTGCGCCAGCGCAGCTCCTCAGGGATGATGGAGGTGTAATTCTCGTCGTAAAACTCCCATATCTCTTCCTTGGCGTCATACACCTTCAGAAAGAGAATCCAAACCATCTGCTCGATACGCTGGGCATCGCCGTTGATGCCTGCGTCATTGCGCATGATGTCCTGCAGTCGTTTTACCAGGTTATTTAAACTCATAGCTTATATCTCCTTACGCAGCGTAGATTTCCTTCTGCAAATCACGGATGGCTTGAATGTATCCGTTTTTGCCGCCGAACAGCTTTGCAATCTTCATGGGGGTGCCGAATTTGCGGAACGGGTCATTGGACAGGATTTCGAGGTTCTCGATGTCCTGAATGCCCTCGTTCATGTATTTGTCCAACAGCGCACTCAGAACTTCCTGTGCCAAGCCGGAATACTTGTAGAGGTATCCACGCTTGCGGACATTGTTTGCCCGCTCTGCCTTCGTCAGCGGTGCCTTGTCGTAGGCAATGTGGCAGATTAGGTCAAAATCGTCGATGTCCTTATTGCCTGATGCCTCGCGCAGCGCCTCTAGCAGAACGCCACGCTCCTGGAGTTCATCAATAATTGCCTGTTTCTTCTCCTCGGAGTTCCAGGCACGGAGGAACGAATCCAGGGTGGCATACTCACCGAGAATGTTCTTCTTGGAGTAATCCGTCACGCTTTCCGTGATGAGCTTACCGTCCTTGTCGTAGTATTGGACTCGCTCGTTCAAAATCGTGACCTCGACACCACGCACCCGGTATTTATGCTTCTTTTCAGGCGGATCGTCGGTGTCCCCGCAGGGACCGGGAGTCGGGGCGGGCGGCTTCGGCGGATCGATGGTCGGCTCTTCGCCGGGATCATCGTCGTCATCAATGATAGAGATCGGGTCTCCATCGAATTCCGGGTCTGCGAAAAGTCGGCAGGCGTTGCGGAAATCCATAATGGTGAAATACTCTTTGCCATAATCGGGCTTGAGTCGTGTACCACGACCGATGATCTGTTTGAACTCGGTCATGGAGTTTATGTTGTTGTCCAAAACGATGAGCCGGCATGTTTTGCAGTCCACGCCAGTTGTCATCAGTTTGGAAGTCGTAACGATCACGGGATATTTGCTATCCTCTGCGATGAAGTAGTCGAGCTGCGCCTTGCCCTCGGCGTTGTCGCCGGTAATGCGCATGACATACTTGGCGTTCTCAGCCACAAGGTCGCTGTTCTCATTCACGAGCGCCTGCCGCATACGCTCTGCATGGTCTATATCCACACAGAATACGATGGTCTTGGCAAAGCGGTCGTTCTCCTTCAAAAAGCGAGTAATACGTTTTGCAACGGCATTGGTACGCTCATCAATGATGAGGTTCTTGTCGTAGTCCTTGGTATTGTACTCACGGTCATCAATCTCATAGCCGTAGATATCCCGCTGTCCCGCTGTGGGACGCCAGCCTTCCAGATCTTTGTCCAGACCGACACGGAGAACTTTGTACGGCGCAAGGAAACCGTCGTCGATACCTTGCTTCAGACTGTATGTATAGATGGGTTCGCCGAAGTAAGAGATATTGGATACCTCTTTCGTTTCCTTCGGCGTAGCCGTCATGCCGATCTGGGTGGCGCTGTGGAAGTATTCGAGTATTCTGCGCCAGCGGGAATCCTCCTTGGCACTGCCACGGTGACACTCATCGATGACAATAAGGTCGAAGAAATCCGGCTGGAATGCACGGAACGGCTCTTCATTCTCATCACCGGCCAACTGCTGATAAAGGGACAGATACAACTCATAGGAGCTGTCCAGCTTTTTGCCCTCGATTTTCGTCATGACCTTTGCAAAAGGCTTGAAGTCCTGTTGCATGGTCTGGTCGACAAGAATGTTGCGGTCAGCAAGGAACAGGATCTTTTTCTTTCGGCCGGATTTCCAAAGGCGATGAATAATCTGGAACGCAGTATAAGTCTTGCCAGTGCCGGTCGCCATAACGAGGAGAATGCGGTCTTGCCCACGGGCAACCGCATCAACGGTGCGGTTGATGGCGATGCGCTGATAGTAGCGAGGGGTCTTATCACCCAGCTGGAAATAGTACGGCTCGGTAATAAGTTGTTCCTGCTCCGGCGTGAAATGCTCGTCGCCGATGTGCCGCTGCCAGAGATCATACGGCGAGGGAAACTGCTCCAACATCAATTCACGCTCTTTGCCGGATTTCATATCGTGTTCCAAGAAACCGTCGCCATTTGAGCTGTACACAAACGGGATGTCCAGCACCTCGGCATATTCGATGGCCTGTTGCATTCCGGCTCCGACACTGTGTCTGTTATCCTTTGCCTCGACGATAGCCAAAGGAATATTGGGCTTGTAGTAAAGCAGATAGTCTGTGCGCTTTCTCTTTCCCCTGGCTGTGACATTTCCGCGGACGATGACACGACCGTCCGTGAAGTTGTACTCCATTTTAATTTGCTTAAGTTTATCCCAGCCTGCGCTCTCAATCGCTGGAGTAATATACTGTAACTTGATATCTTCCTCAGTCATCTCGTGTTTCGTCATAAGTTCGCTCACAGTGCCCCTCCTTTCAACTTCCGATAAGGTGCAATTATGGGAAGTTCCTTTTATACACATAGATTGTACCAGAATGCAGCCTCGTTTTCAACGAAAAGCCACTGACCCTGAATAATTCAGAGTCAGTGGCTTTTTCAATGCTACTTGAACGGTAATTTGAAATGTTGTCCTTATGCGTAGGTAACTTTGCCTCCTCCGGATCTTTTTGGATATCTTTGCCATCGATGGTCACAGTGCCCTCCGTAGCTGCCAGGTAACCCGTGATGATGTTCATTGTCGTGGATTTACCGGCGCCGTTAGGACCAAGAAAACCGTAGATCTGACCCTTTTCCACACGGAAAGAGAGATGATCTACGGCAATATGGTCACCATATTTTTTTGTAAGATTGCTTACTTCTATCATATTTGCCTCCCTGAGATGGTGTTCTTTCCCCCACCTGTTGATATCCCGAATTGCTGCGCGGTAACCCGCTCCCGCAATTCGACTATATTATTGTATGAGGCAAATGTCATGAAAAGGTGATTTCTTTGTGAAAATTGTGTGAACCCGAAGGGATCCGGCTGATCGTCAGCGCCGTATTCAGATTCCCGGCTTCCAGAGCCAGCCGCAAGGGCAGCTTCGCCACCGGGATATCCTCGAAGATATATTCCGGTCCGCCGGACTGGAATAAAAAGAGCACTCCCTCGATGTAGAGCGCTACCTTTTTCTGATTGCTGTAAACCGTCAGAGCGAGCATTCCGTCCGGCTGTCTATGCAGGGTCGAGAGCGCCGGACAGAGCACGGGCTGTGTGCCCCACTTTGCCTGATAGCGGTAATAGTAATGAGAAATTAAAAGTAGAATACCTCTTAGAGCACTTAGAGCAGGTACAGATATTCCCAGATAAGGTTATAGTTATAGTGCCGATATTGAACGAGGGGATAGTAGTAGAAAAAGCTCAGTATGTATCTAGGGAAAAATGTTCCAAGATACATACTGAAAGCATGATCCACTACTTAGAGGATTATATGTACTGTACTAGAAAACTGGGGCTTTATGTGCAGTTAGTAGCATAAATTATATAGGGGTTATCTAAATATATTTACCTCCTGTGATTAAGTTATATAAAGACTAAATCACAGGAGGTTTATTTTTATGATAACAGTAGAAAAACTGGAAAAAGGTACTTATTTTGATGATGCTTTTAAGATCTCATTTAGATACGATCCCACTACTGTAGCTAAGGTAAAAGAGCTTGCAGAGCGGAGATATTTACCAGAGGATAGAGCGTGGGAGATCCCAGCACATGAGCTACCAGCTCTCATAGAGAAAGTAGGGCTTAGCAATATCAAAAGTGAGGAGGCTGTAGTACAAGCCCTCAATACTAAGGAGATCGAAGATAAAAGGGAGGCTACACAGAAAAGATTAAAGGGTATCAAGCCTGTAAGGGATTTTGATTTTAAAACCGCTCCCCTCCCTCATCAGATCGAGGCTTTTAATTATGGAATGGAGAAAAACTCTTTACTTATCGGAGATGAGCAAGGCTTAGGCAAGACAAAGGAGAGTATTGATATTTGTGTAGCCAGAAAGAAAGAGCTCATTAAAACCCTTATTGTATGCGGAGTGAACTCTGTAAAATATAACTGGGAGAAAGAGATCCAGATCCACTCTAACGAGGGCTGTGTAATGGTAGACGGTAAGACAATGGATGTTAGAGTACAACAGCTAAATGACTGGTACAGAGGCTCCTCTTATTTTGGGGTTATCAATATTGAGAGCCTCAGAAATGAGAAAATACAGGATGCTCTCTATCTGGGGATTAAGGATGGATATATAGGGGCTATTATTGTGGATGAGATCCACAAGGCTAAAAACGGAGGCTCTCAACAGGGAAAAGCTCTTAGATTTTTGAAAGCTCCAGTTAAGATAGGATTATCTGGTACTCCGATGAATAAAGCGGAGGATCTGTGGAATATCCTTACATGGCTGGGAGTAGAGAGGAGATCTTTTTATAGTTTTAGAAATGCCTATTGTACTATGGGAGGTTTCGGAGGCTATAAGGTAATCGGATATAAAAACTTAAATAGCCTCAATGCTGAGTTAAATACTGTAATGTTGAGAAGAAAGAAAGAGGAGGTACTAGATCTCCCTCCTAAGCTGTACAGTACTGAGTATGTAGAACTTACCACAGCTCAGAAAAAACAGTACAGCTTAATACCATTATTGACTACGGTAGAAATAAGTTTCCGATGGTGGAGAGAATAGGCGTGGAAACGGTAGCCTATCAGAAATCCTTAGCACAGGAGCTTAGGAGATTATCCTTACTCCCTATTATCAATATCAATGAGCTTAGCTTTACGCTCATCCTCATCTACGATAGTTGCTAAGTCCTCTACAGCGATAAGATTTCTAAAGCCAGCATCCAGCCCCATCTCCTGTACTGCATCTACTACATCCAGCTTTAAGCCCTTGATAGTAAGATCCAGATCTCTCTTAGCCTGTGCCTGTAAGCGTTCCTGCTCCTCCGCCTGTCTACGCTCATCCTCTGTCATTTTTTCCTTAGCCTGCTTATCCGCCCACTCTTTTTCCTTTTTCTTGATAGCATCCGTTACTCTCTTATCTGCCATCTTTTCATACTCTTTCTGGAGTTCTGCTCTGATCTCCTCCTCTGTCTTTACCTTAGGAGTGTTATCTGCACCTGCTCCAGTAGTGTTAGCGTTAGCTGTGGTATTAGTCTGGGTACCGTTACCCTGCTCCTGTGTCTGTGTAGCTGTGTTTGTGTTTACATCTGCCATAGTTGTTATCCTCCTTAAAATGAGTTATATAATGCTGATCCCTCGTAAGTTATCTGCAAAATATCCCTACTGTTTCTACATATAACAAGCCCACAAAAACATAAGAATAGTGTACTGATTTCAACGAAATACGAACTTTTTTACATAAAAACACGAATAAAAATACATAGTACTTACATATATCTTTCAACATTTCTACAATCAGTAAAAATTTATTTTTAAACAAAAAAAAAGAGGCTAACAAGTTTTTACACCTGTTAGCCTCTCCTGTGAGTTAATCCCACATATCAGCCTCTGGTAGATCCTCCAGCACTTTATAAAAGTTAGGGATCTCTGCTATCGTCTTACCCTCTTTAATCTGAGTAAGTACCTCTATCTTTTCATCTAAGAGCTCATCACTATCCAGATTAAAATATTTCATCTCTGGAATACTGATAGCATAAGATAAAAGATCCATGATCTGTATTTTCTTCTCCTCCATTACTTAGGCACCTCCTTTAACATAGCCTCCACACATCCTCTCAATGCTGTTACAATCTCTGGATAATCCTCCGCTAAAATATCTATAAGCTCTAGATGTCCTACGCAAAGAGAGGCATAGTTAGCTAAACTCTCTGAGCAATTAGGATTAGTCCTACGCCTATCTGTATAATAAGCGGATCCATGACCGTATGTAACTTGTCCTGTATCTCTAAAAGTTCCCTTACTTACTGCATCGTAAATATCCTGTAATCCAGATACTCCGCCTCCAAAGAGAGCTCTACGCTTATTATCCGCCTCCTCATTAACCTCTTTTTGCAACTTCTTAAAAAGGCTGTTGTACTTTTTCCAATCAATCACTCCAGATCTATACTGCTCCTTAAGTTTCTCATGCTGTATATCAAAGGCTTCTTGTTTCTCTTTATATATTATATCACACTCTTTAGCAAAATCCTCAAAGAGCTTTTTAGCCTTATCTCCGATAACTGGAGTAGCCTTATCAAACGCCTCTACAAGAGGATTATAAGACTGTGAAAACATATTGCTAGGTAGTTTATCCTTATTACTCTCTTTGTTTCTGTCCTTGCTACTCTCTCAGCGTTATATCTGGCTGTATCTATGCCCTTATTGATCCTATCCGTGATCTGAGGTATTCCCTCTCCCAGTATCATACTCTGAGTAAGTCCTACCCTTAAATTTCTCCCCAGCCTCTCCTTATCCTGCCAGAGCCTATCTGAGAACATAGCACCGCTCCACGGATAATCTAAGGTTTTCTGTATCAGAGCTAGATTAAGCCTGTTAAAATTAGCCTTTACCGTTATGCTCTGCCCCAGATCGTACACTTGCCTTAAAAACTGATCCGTATAGATGTTACTAAGCCCCTGCCTAAATGTAATCTGTTCTTTCTGTCCTAAGGCTTTTATCTGCTCTCCGATCTGCTCAAATAATCCTCTACTCCGTGTGAGTGCTGATTGATTAGCATAGCTCCAATCTCCTCCAGCCTTTTTAACCTTTGCTATGGTTTCTGTTACACTGGCAAGGATCTCTTTCTGACAACTAGCATAAATAGAGGCTAAGACTTTCTCCATCTTAGCCTCATCCTCAAACGCTTTGAGATTATTTTTAAGTACTGCCTCCTCACGCTCCTTAATGAGCTTAGCTCTCCTCACACTGTCCTCATGGAGGATCTTTTTCTGCTCTGGAGTAAGCTCTGAGTATGGGATACCGTACATTTTCGCTACTTCTTTATTTACATATCCTACATTAGTCACTCTTTACACCTCCTTACAGCCTCATATAGCCCTTTTACTGTTCTGGCTGAGGAATTGTAGCCCCCTGTGCATTTAAAGCCTCCTGTGGGCTATTCTGTGCGTTAAGGTTAGGGAATAAATTATTGCTATCCTCTGTAACATTCTGCATAGAGTAAGGATCTGTACTCTGTCTATCTCTTTCCTTATCTGCCTCCAGCTTTTCCAGCACTTCCTTAGGGTTATCAATGAATGGGAGTAAGAGAGATATGGAGTGGTATTTCCTTAACGGTACAAAAACGCTGGAGCAGGATACTACACCTAGACAGATGAACGGATTACTTAACTTAGTAAACACTGAGAATGTAATTGATGCTACTGATACAGGACTTACTGAGGATCTTCTCTTAGATGCCTTACAGAAAATGTGGGATCACGGAGCACAGGGAGAGTATTTCACTTTCGTTAATGCTACAGTAAAACGCCTTATTAACAAGTTAGCTAAGAGTGGGGATAACATCCGCTTTGTTAAGGGCGATGAGGGCGTAGGTAAGGCTTTTGGTGTTACTTACAATCGTTTTGAGAGTGATTTTGGTGTGCTTAACATGGTACTTAACCGTCATGTAAAAGCAGATGCTCTCTTAGCTGTAGATCTGGAGCAGGTGCAGATTGCAGAGCTTAGACCTACTTTCTATGAGGATCTTCCTAAGGGCGGAGACTACGAAAAAGGTCATATCATCAACGAGAGCACAATTAAGCTCCTTAATAGCTATGCTGGAGCTAAGATCATTAACATTTCAAAATAAGCAGGAGGTAAATAGTTATGGCAACTACAGCAAAGACAGAAACAGCTAAGGTATACAAGTTTGTTTCTCAGAATAAATTTTTGACTTGTACAGCCCTTAATATCCAGTTTATGGATGGAAAGGCAAAAACTAAGGATCTGGCAGTAGCTAAAGAGCTGGCTAAGATTGATGGGGTACAGTTAGTAGAGGAATAAGGAGGGATCTCCTATGGATAGCTTAGAGCGTTGTAGGATCCTCTGTGGAATATCGGAGGATAACACAAAAAAGCTGGGGCTATTAACAGTGCTCTTAGAGAAAGCAAGAGAGGATATAGAGGCATTTTGTAGAGATACCTTTATAGAGCCTCTTACTAACAATGAGGGTATTATTACAGGGTATACCGATGTATTCCCTAAACAGCTTAAGAATGTGCAAGAGGATTTAGCTATCCAGAGATTTAGAAAGCTGGGGGCTGAGGGGGAGAGCTCTTATACCTTAGCGGATGAGAGTGTAACCTTTGATGATCCTTTACCTGTAAGCCTATAGATAGAGATCCAGATCCACAGGATGATAAAGGCGGTACAGGAGGTAAAGGAAATCCACAGGATGGAGATACGCCTAAGAGCGGTGGTATCGGATCCGTAACGATTGAAAAATTGGCGGATACGGTAATCATCGAGAAAGAGGCAGATACCGATAAGGTGGTATCTGATATGGTAGCAAAATTCAAAAAGTTGTTACCTAACATGACTTAAGGGAGGAGGATACTTAGTGGAATTTTGGTTACAACAGAATAGTGATAAGTTTCTCTGTCAGCGTCCTGCCGTCAGGAGCCAGCAGCTCCTCCGGTGACTGGGCGGTCGCGGTTTCTTCCCGCACGGTTTCGCCGGGGCAGCCTGAGGATCTCGGATATCCACGATACACCGGAATCTTTTCCTCGGTTATCCACCGGTTTCCCGTGAGGAATCCACGTTCGAGACAGATCTGGTGGAAAAAGCGCATCTGTGAGCAGTCCGGCTCCTCTCGCACCAGCAATGCATTGGCTCCCATGCAGGCAAGCAGCTCTAAATCCTGTGTAACCATCTCCGGATCCCAGCCGCCATCCTCCTCTCTCTGATCCGCGTTCCCGCTCTCCCACGGCAGATGATATTCCACGAC